ATTAAAAAAAGAGATAGATTTTCCTTCCAGAGGATTATGTGTTCCATCTCTGCAAATAATAAAAAGAATTATAACAAGAGTATTAAAAGAAGAAGCAGGGAAGGAGTTGCTAGAATGATTGATTTTGTAGGAGAAATAACTATGGGACTTGTTCAACAATTCTCAAAAGATTATGGTTTTTGGTCTGCAGAAATATGGGAAGATATTATAAGATTTAGAAGAAAATTAATGAAGGAGTTGTTAGAATGAGCAATCCTGCATCTGCTGATGTACCCTTTGAAAAGGGCAAAACTTTGAAGGAATATACTTATTGTCCTGATTGTCATAATAAAGATGATAAAGGGTATAGGGGGAAAAGATGTAAATGGTGCAGTGCTTTACTTATCAAAGACCCTTTTAAAAAGTTTATAAGGATAGAGGGGGATTTGAAATGATTAAACGAGGAAAAAAACAGAAAGACTTTTGTAGAGAATGCAAGAAAATAATCCCTTTTACCATCGGACCCTATCGAGGGTTCTGTGGCTATGCATGCTATATGCAAGACCAAAAGAAAGAGAGAAAACTTGATGTTTACACAGAATTGAAGGGAGGTAAAAAAACAAATGGTAAAAACTAATTTAACCGTCGAGGATTTTGAAGATAAGAAATATGGCGCTAACAAAAGATACACTAGATTTAAAACTGATCAAGGATGGATGGGTTGTTTTGATAAAGCAACTATCGATAAGTTGAAAGATAGCGAAGGTGAATGCGTATCTGTAGAAGTTCTAACAGATAATTCAGACAGACAGAAGATAACTAAATTCTATGGAAAAGCTACTGCGAATGAAGTTAAAGAGTATGATGACATGGAAAATCCAGAGGTAATTAAGCCGGGAAATGTTGTTCGAAAATCTGTTAAAGGGTCTGCATATGAGAAAGACCCTGTAGGATTAGCTGTTGATGTATTCTGCGCGGTTAGAATATCAAGCACTGGAACTGATGACGCTAAATATGATATGAAATATTGTATTAGTCTTGTTAAGGAAGCCCAAAAAGCATTTCAATAATCTAGGTTAGTGTCGCTTTATAAAGAGCACTAATCTTCTTTCTTTTTTTTTATTATTTTTATCTGTGAAATTTAGAGAAATTTCGCTCCCAGCTTCATCCTGTCTAGGTATTCGGCTCACCGGCTATCTTATTTAGTCTGCTTGCCTTAGAAATCATAGATTTCTACAAACAAAAACTTATCTATCATGCCAGCAAGCTGATTCCTAGTCTTGACTTGCTGGGAATAAATGCAAAATATAGCCTGTAAACAGGTCATGCTCAAGGCAAAATGTATAAAGTTTGCTTGAAACAAGCAAACCCCGATGCAAGCAAAGCTTGCTCGGGCTAAAGTTTATAGATTTTGTCTTGATTACTAATAAGGGGTATCCACCCCTTGCAGGGTAGCCTGCCCAACCCGGAGTTAGCCGGACAAGTCCGGGACAAGTAATGCCCGGGCACTTGCCAAAGCCTGTGCCCGGGGGAGTCTGAGGACTCCCGGAGCCTGAGGGCTCCGCGGGGGGCTGATGCCCCCCGGGGCTCCCCGTCCGGTCGCCCCGTTTTCTATTAAATCTAAAACTCCGGTATATATCTGGTATATATCTCAAAGGAAAGGTATATATGTATGCATAGAGAGAGAGAGAGAGATAGAGATATTTATATATATATATATATATACCATTAGAGTATGCATATGTTTAAATAAGATGCATATGTATATATCTTATGGCACAAAGATTTGCAAACCCGTGGATAAGAACTTCTGTTAATGTATCACCTCAATTCTATAATCTATGCAAGGTTAATAGAATAAAGTTTAGTGAAGCTTTAAAAGTTGGAATATCTATATTGCTTGCTGATAGAGGAGTGATGGAATATGACAACAAACTTAATATTGTTCGAAGAGTGAATGAACTAAAACAAAAAGCAGCTGAATATGCACAGAAGGCGGCTGATTTAGAAGATGAAAAGAACTCCAAGAACTAGAATTAAGGGGATGTTAAGACAGATATTCTTAAAGAGTGTAGAGAGGTCAACAGCATTAAAGAGAGATAACTATTCCTGTTGTGATTGTGGAGTTAAACAATCTGTTAAGAAAGGACATGAGGTTAAGGTGCAAGTCCATCATAAGAAGGGGATAGTCTGGGATATGTTGATAGATGAAATCTATAATAGATTGTTGTGTGATGCTGATGAATTAGAGACTCTTTGTATTGATTGTCATAACATAAAAACATAGCGAACTTCAAAGTTTATGTTTTGATTGGATGGTTAACCCCGCCGACAAAATCCTAAAAAAATAAAAAATGAAAATAATAATAGAAGTCAAAAGCAAGAACCCGTTCGCATTAACCGGATTTTACAAAACAATAAAATGCTACATCCTGAAAAAAGCCAGAGAATTTAACCTAGAAGCAAGGATAGAAAGAAAATGAAAATAAAATTAGATAAATGGCAACAGGAAATTATGAACGAAGAAGATAGACATATTTTGCTAGCAAAAGGTCGAAGAATTGGAGCAACACACTTATTTGCTCAAAAAGCTGTCGAATGGCTAAAAACACATCACAATAATCATCCAACTTCTCAAATAGTCTGTGCTTCACTTACAATAGACCAAGCACAGCTTTTAATTGCTTTTGCGACTGATTATGCAGAAGCAGAATATCCTCAACTCGTAGGAAAAGGAAAAGACAAACCCACACTAAATAAATTAATTTTAAAAGTAAATGGCAATAGAAGAATATTATTAGCAAAACCCGTGGGAGATACAGGGAGGTCTTCGAGAGGTTTTGAAGGTCAAGTTTTAATGGTAGATGAAGCCCCATTCCAACCCGATTTATTCTTTGATGCAGCTAAGCCAATTTTAGCGACTACAAATGGGAGAATATGGATGTTCGGAACATTCGACGGAAGAGAGGGATATTTCTGGAGAAACTATGAAAAAGCAATAATAAAAGAAGACCCTAAAGCAAGATTTAAAGTTTGGGAAATGGACACCGAAACAGTTTCACAAAACAGACCTATAAGCCCAAGTTGGACACAAGAACAAAAAGAAGGATTAATTGAATTTCTTGCAGAAGAAAAAAACGACATGTCAGAGATGGCTTATGCTCAAGAATATCTAGGTGTTGCTTCACTAGATAAAAAACAATTTTATAGCGATAAATGGATTGATGATGTTTGTAATATTGATAGAACAAAACAAATAATTCCAAATAAAGGAAAAAATTACGGAGGATTTGATTTAGCAAGAATGGGTGGAGATTCATTCACAGCAGAAATACTTAAAAAAATAATTCCAAAAAATATAATTCAAATAGACCACTACACCAGAAAAATGCTTTTAACGACGGACAATGAAGATTTAATAATAGAATATACAAGAAAATGGGAATGTAAACAATCGGGAATAGATGCAGGAGCAGGAACTTTAGGAGTTTCAATCTTAGACCATTTATTAAAAGTTGAAGATATAAAAAGAAGAATTATTGCAATGAATAACAGGTCAATCTCAATCGATAATGAAGAAGGAAAACAAAAATTATACAATGAAGATATGCACGATAATTTAAGAGCAATGGGAGAAAGAGGAGAACTTAATCTTTTTAATGACCCTGACATAAAAATGTCTTTCCGTTCTGTAAGATGGGATTTAGTTAAAGATGCACATGGATTAAGTAAAGTTAAAATTTCTGGAAGATTTACCCACATAGTTGAAGGAATAAAGAGAGCCGCAGAGTTAGCACAAAAAGACAAAAGTTTAAATATATTCGCAAGGTCTTTTTAATATGGCAGCTTTTACTAATACTATAATGTTAGCAGATACAACAGATGTTGCTGGATTTATGGGGGCAGGAGTTAATGCAGCTTTCACTACAACAATGCAAGACCTAGTCGGAGTTTACACTGAAGCCTATCTTTGTAATTTAATAAAATATGATGCTGTAACAAACTGGGGAACTTTAAATGCAATTTACAAATTAATAATGTCTGAATACGTTGCAAGAGCCATCGCTGTTGAAGCAATTAAATATGACATGGGAACAACTTCAACCTATACCTCAAGAGTTGAAGCAGAAGATATGATTAATATCCATGTTTATAAAATGGAAAAAATAGAATTAATTTTATCTAAAGCAGATAAACAAGATTTCTTAGGAGTATAAAAATTAAATGGTATTAGATTTTAAAGGAATACCTAATAAATTATTCCCTCATTCACAAGCAGAAGATAGGGGAATCGGAGCAAAACCAATAGAAAAAAACTGGTCTTGTAATGGAAGTAATTTTTTTGATAGTGACGGTTCAACTGTTTTATGGGATATTAGTGGAATTTGGACGACAGGAGATAATGGAGTTATTGCTATAGCAAATGTCTCTGGTTTACCAGATGGAGCAATTGTAACAGAAGTAATTGTTTATGGAAATGCGGGAGCAACTGCTGAAACTTGGTCTTTATATAGAATGCCTTTAACAGGACCACCAGCAGTTTTAATGGCAAGTACAAATATTGGAACTATAGATAAATCAATATCTAATGAACAAATAGATTACTCCAAATATACTTATTATATCAATACATCTACAATGGATAACGGAGACGAGATTTACGGAGCAAAAATAACTTATATAATTTAAATACATTTAAATACATCTATTTACATATAATTACATGGCAACATTAAGAACAGGTCAAACGACAGATTTTACTAATCAAGGCA